AACCACAAGAGGAAGCACCTCAAGAAGAGCCTTCAGATGAACTTGTGGAAGAGGTGGAAGCGGAAGCGGAAACCGACATTGAGGATGAGGAATACGCAGACGAAGAAGCGACACTTCCAGACGGCCCTGAAGAAGCTCTTTTTAAAGTCAAGATTGACGGCGAGGAGCGACTGGTACCCGAAGAGGAACTGAAACGCGGATACTCTGGTCAGAAGTACATCCAACAAAAAATGCGCGAAGTGGCAGAGGCTCGAAAGGAAGTCGATGCTCAGATGGCACGAGCGCAACAAATGGAGGCGCAGTATGCGGAAGCTATAAGGGCTTACGCGGAGCGGCTACAAACGACAGATCCAACGCCGCCACCTCGGTCAATGCGGGACACAGACCCGATTGGTTATTTGGAGGCGATGGAAGACTACAGGCAAGAAGTCGATGCGCGACAGAGACTGCAACAAGAGCAGCAACTTTTAGCGCAGCGAGAAGCGCAGACCCAGGCGCAACAAAGGGCAGAATATGTAAAGGCACAGACGCAAGTTGTGTTGGAGCAGATCCCTGAGTTGCGAGACGCCGAAACGGCACCGAAAGCTATCGAAGCAATGATGGCTGAGGGGCGCAGACGGGGTTTTACGGATGCTGAACTGAAGGGGGAGAGTGATCCTCGTTTTGTGATGGCGCTCCATGAACTGGCCAAAATGCGCGCCCAGGGTAACTTGGGAACCAATCGTGAAGTCAAGCGCGGAGCGATTAAGCCTGGAGCGAAAAAGTCGATTGTCAGTACGTCCAAGAAGCGAGCGGATGCAGCGCGTCAGAAATCAAGAACGACCGGCAAAACAGAAGACATTGCCGCGTTTCTACTGACCAAAGGATAAGGAAATGGCAGTCAATTCAAATACCGTCGAAACCTTCGACGTCACCGTCCTCAGAGAGGATCTCCAAGAAGCGCTAGAAATGGTGTCTCCAACAGACGCCCCATTTATGAGTGCAATCGGTAAGCGCTCCGTAACCAATACACTGTTTGAGTGGCCAGAGATTTCTCTCGCGGCTGTCAATAGCTCAAACCGCGTGGCTGAAGGTGAAGCAGCGCCTGGCAACGATGCAGCAACTCTACCTATACGTGTACAAAACTACACGCAGATCTCTGACAAAGTTGTTGAAATTTCAGATACAGCTGAAGCGGTCAATGGTACGTCTGACGTGCAGACAATGGCTGAACAAGTCGCTTTAAAGTTGAAAGAGCTAAAGCGCGACATGGAAACCATGCTAACGGCAAACGTAGCGGCCAGCGCGGGGTCATCTGGCTCAGCGCGCACGACAGCTGGCTTGGGTGCTTGGATCAAGACCAACCAAAGCGTAGGCACTGGCGGTGCTGCTCCGACAACATCAGGCACCGGCAATGCTGGCTACCCTGACGCGGCGCGTACTGACGGTACTCTCCGTACTATCACTGAGGCGATGATGAACGATGTTGTCAAGCAGTGCTGGGACGAGGGTGCAGAGCCAACTCTTATGATGGTTGGATCAGCGGTTAAGCAGAAGGTATCTTCTACCTTTACTGGTAATAGCACTCGCTACAAGCAAGCTGATGATGCGCGTCTGCAAGGTGCGATTGACATTATCAACACCGATTTTGGTGAAATTAGCTTGGTGCCAAACCGCTTTAGCCGCGCCCGTGATGCCTGGATTTTGGACCCCAACTACGCACAAATTGCGTACTTGCAGGAAACAAAGCAGCAAGACATCGCGCGCACCGGCCACGCTCAGCGTAAGTTGATCAGCTGCGAATACGGGCTGCAAGTGACTGAAAAAGGTCACGGCCTCATCGCAGACGTTCAAGGCTAAATAACAGAGCGCCCAGGGCAACTTGGGCGCTCCATTCACTGAGGTTTCAAATGTTCGTAAAAGAAGAAGACGGCAAGGTTCACATCAAGACCACTGAAAACGTGGCCCCTATCTTTGATGCAGTCAAAGATCAGCGGGATATGTATGCTGAGTTGCCGCGCTTTACCCAGAATAACCGATATGTCGGAACAATACCTGGCACTTTAGCTGCGCAGTGGGCGATGGAATGCAAAAGCGCACCAGGCACATCTGAATTTCTTGAATACGTGAAAAAGAAACTTCTCTCCGGCGACTACTCAAAGCTTATCGTACAAGGATACTAAGATGGCTCTTACCAATTATTCGGAATTGCAGACTGCAATTGGCGATTGGCTCAATCGGGCCGATCTTGATCAAAAAATACCTGACTTTATTGCGCTGGCAGAAAGCACGTTGAATGACGTTCTGCGATCAGCTGACATGGTGGCAAGCACCACAGCCTCTATGTCAAGTGGACGCGCTACACTTCCAGCTGATGCGCTTGAAATTGTGTATGTTCAAGTGGCAGACACAGAAGATGAGCCTCTGGAGCAAATTGCGCCTCAGCAATTGACCATGCTGCGCCGCACACGCACCAGGGACGCTGGAAACCCCAGGTTCTACGCTATTGTCGGGCGGCAACTTGTCGTGACCCCAACGCCCTCTGGCGCGCTCAGCTTGGATCTTGATTACTATCAGCGCATACCAGCACTGACCTCGTCAAACACAACCAACTGGCTTTTGACTGATGCGCCACATGTGTATCTTTACACGTCTTTGCTCCACGCAACTCCATTCCTGATGGATGATGCGCGCTATCAAGTGTTTAACAACACGGTCAGCCAGCAGGTGATGGCAGCGGTTAAATCTCAGCAAACGCTCAGCTTTGACGACATCAAGACTGCTGGCTTCTCGCTTAGCGCTCCAACTGATCTTGCCGCCCAGGCGCAGTCGGCACTGGGTGCGGTGAGCAACGCTGCTAACAACGCATAAGGGTCGATAGATGCCTTCGACATACCAAGAGTTAAAAGATCAGATCATAAATTTTGTGAACAAGCCTGACATCGATCAGACCGTTGACACGTTTATCGATCTTACTGAGGCAGAAATGTCGAGGCGTCTAAGACACTGGCGCATGGAGCGGCGCTCAACTGCGATATTAAATTCGCAGTATGTGCCGCTTCCATCTGACTTTATTGAGCCTGTGCGGCTTTCAATTACGTCTGGTGATACATATGTGCTTGAGGCAGAGAGCCAGGCGCAGCTGATTGACCGGCGCGCTGAAGCGGGAAATACAACCGGCTTGCCGCGTTACTACGCCATCATCGATGGAACAATTGAAGTTTTTCCAACGCCAGATAGCGATTACACGCTCGAAATGGTCTATGTGTCCAAGGTACAGGCACTGACATCGTCCAACACCACAAACTGGGTGTTGGATTATTTTCCAGACGCATATCTCTATGGGTCTTTGATGCACACAGCGCCGTTTTTGGAAGAAGATCAGCGATTAACTGTTTGGAGCAGTCTTTTTGAAAAAGCAGTCGAAAGCATCAACCAGGAAAACGCAAACGCAAAATTCGGCGGCGCGGGGCTGCGCGTCAAAATAAGGAGTTACTAGAACATGGCAAGCATAGCAGATTATGTACTGGACGCTGCGCTATCGAAATTGGATACAGAGGCCAATCGGGTCGATATTTGTTCCTCTGAGCCAACCACCTATACAGCGGCAACATCTACGAACACTCTCGGCAATTCAACAAGCATTAGTATTTCAGCGCCCACTGACGGCGACACGTCAGGGCGCAAAGTCACGCTGAGTGCAATTTCTGGTGCGTCTGTGACTGGCACGGGAACGGCGTCTCACTTTGCTATTACTGACACAACGAACAGCCGTCTCTTGGCGACTGGCGCTTTGTCAGGGGGTGGTCAGTCCGTTACTTCTGGAAACACTTTCAGCCTCACAGCCGTGGACATCGAAATCCCCGACCCATCATAATAAGGGGTTAACATGCCTCAGTTTGCTGACCGCGTCAAAACGACCTCGACTTCGACGGGGTCGAGCGCGATTACTTTGTCATCGTCCGGTGCGACCGGATACCAGGCGTTTCCATCCAGTTTGGATGGTGAAACGGTCGGCTATGTAATTGAGGCGAGCGGCGGCACTGACTGGGAAATAGGCACCGGAGTTTACACTCACTCTACGTTGGGCCTCAGTCGAACCTTGCGGTCTTCTTCCACTGGGTCATTGTTAAATTTGGGTTCCGGTACGCACACTGTTTTTTTAACACCGGCTGCGCAAGACATCCAAATCGTTGAGGCATTCTCTAGCACGTCTGATCTGCCAAGCGCATCTGCTAATCATGGGCGCATCTACCATGTTCATGGCGAGGGAGCCATGTATTTTGCTCATTCGGGTTCTTGGGTGAAGCTGGCGAACTACAGCGATATTACCACTTATTCCAACGCCACGACTTCAGCCGCTGGGCTAATGAGTGCCGCCGATAAGACGAAGTTGGATGGTGTAGAAGCCTCGGCAGACGTTACTGATACCACCAATGTTGTAGCGGCACTCACGGCAGGGACTAATATAACGATT